TCTTCGACGAGCACGCCGATCCCGTCGCTGTCCGCTCCGGGCAGCGGGCCGGCCTCTTCCGACCACATGAGCGTGCGGCCCAAGAAGGGCTCGGGATACTCGAGGTCCTCGCCGTCGTAGATCCGGCACAACAGGGCATAGTTGTTGTGCCAGATCCGCGAGAATTTGGCCGCGGCCCCGTGGCCGGCCGTGTTCTTGATGGGCGAGTCGGCGACGATGATCTTCTCCAGCTGGAACACCTCCTGGAGCTGCGGCATCAGCTTGGCGATCGTCTGATCGTCGAGCCGGCCGGTCGGCTTGACCAGGTCCTCGACCCGAGCGGTGCGGATCACCTTGAGCAGGGCCGAGTGGTCCAGCACCATCGCGTTCGGCTCGTAGCCGCAATTGGCGGCGAACACCTCGCGGCCGGCGTCGACGTCCTGGATCGGATCGGCGTCGGTCTTGTCGCTCCAGGGCTTGCCGTGGAAGCCTTCATCCGTGTCGGTGACGACACTCTTCGTGTGGTCGCCGTCGAAGTAGGTCGTGTCGAAGGCCAACGCCGCGGCCGTGGCCTCGTAGGCCTGGGCCACGCGGTTGACGGCCCGCTCGCGAGAGATCGACTCGGCGTTGATCTCGTTGCGGTAGATCTTGACCAGCCGATCGTCGACAACCTCCTCCACGCCATGCTCCGTCGTGGCGTAGTCATCCTTGTCCCACTCCCAGTCGCCGCGGCTGTAGCCGCCCTTCGGGGCACGCTTCGTGTCTTCGATCGGCGTCAGGAGGGCCGCGGCGGGCAGGATGGCGAACTCGCTCGACTGTTCGCCGACGGACAACGGGGGAAAGACGAGGTGGCCGATGTACTTCTTGCGGTTCATCGCGGTCGAGAACTCGGCCAGCGTCATCGAGAGGTCTTGGCGGATGATGGCTTGCTTGGGGCTTGCCATGGTGTTGAGTCTCCGTTACTTCGGGTCAGGGGCGGTTGGGTCGGTTGGTCTCACACGGCCGGCGGTACCGAACGACCGCCGGCCGTCAGCAGTTTTCTCGGCCGGCGCTAGTTGCGTTTGGCCTGGACGCGGACCCGGTCGACGCGGAAGTCGGCCGTGGTGTCGTTCTCGGTCTTCTCGACCAGCACGATCGGCGTCAGGGCGCCCGCGTAGGCGCTCATGTTGTAGGTGGTCCCGCTGTTGATCCGGGTCCAATCGGTCACGCCGACGGCGCGATAGGAGAACTTGACGTCGGCCTTGTTCGTCAGGTCGATCCGGAAGGCGTAATAGGTCTGGGCGACCAGGTCGACGCCCGAGTCGACCGCGGCGACGTCGGTCGTGCCGTCGTCGGAATGGGCCTTGAGCGACAGGTCGTTGCCGTCGAGATGGAAGGCGGCAAAGGCGGCGATCGCCTCGAAGTCGGTGGCGTGGGTGTCGCTGGCCAGGCCGAAGTCGATGTCCAACGCGGCATCGTCGCCCTTGTCGTGGACGGTCGCCAGGAACTCGACGATCGGCGTCTTGTCGATGTCGATCGGGCTGTTGGCATAGTAGAGGGCCGACGTGGCCGCCTCGGCGACCGCGTCGAAGGCGAACTTGGCGATCCCGTTGGGAGCGTCGACGCTCGTCACCCCGAGACCGTTCGTCTCGGTCTTGGTCCAGCCGCATCCCGGCAGGGCCGTGCCGGCGGCCGGCCAGTCGCCCAAGAAATCCTCGTCGATCACGATATTGCCGTCGATCGAGCCGAGCGGGTCGATGTCGATCGATTCCGCCAGGCGGAGGACGCGGACCTCGTCGCCGTCGGCCGTGGCCACGTCCAGCGCGATTCCCTTGTAGTTTTCGTTGGCCACGTCGCTCACTTTGCCGCCGGCCGCGCCGTAGACCTTGGCGTATCGGTCGACCGCCTTGCTGGCGACCATCCAGACCGCGATGCCCGGGGCGGCCGGCTCGATCGAGGCCGGGAGGGCGATCACCGTCACGCGATCGTTCAGCGTGCCGAGCTCCTGCTCCGTGGCGGCGGCGGGGGTGAGTTTGCCGGCCGCGTCGAGCTTGACCCGCAAATAGCGGACCATGGCCGCGGCGGCAAGGAACGTGAGAGGGCCGTTGATGGCTTTCATGAAAGAGACTCCGTGGAAGGACAAAAGACAAAGGACGAAGGACAAACGACGAAGGACAGCGGCCTATTCGTACTTCTCCCGGATCAGCCGCTGGACCTTCGCGCCCTGGTTGGTGGCCAACAAAAAGGCCTGGTGGAGGTCGGGTTTGTCGGCGGCCACACGCAACGCGGCGGCGGCCCGGGTGAGGCCGCGTCCCATGGCCTCGCGCACGAGCCGGCCGTATTCGGCGACCGGTTCGCTCGTGTCGGTGGACTCCGAGGAGTTGCCCTCGGTGCGGACCGGTTCGACGCCCGGCTTTTTCGCCGAGCCTTGCGTCCGGGCCTGCTGGAGTTCTTGGCGGATCGCGGTGATCTCGGCCTGCTGCGCGGCCATGAAATTGGCCTGGGCCTGCGCGACCGTCGTTTTCGCGGCCAACTGCTTGACGAGGAAGTCGGCCGACGCGCCCGGGCAGGCGGCGACGATCTCTTCGTAGCTGGCGATCTGCGGGCGCAGGGTGCTGCCGACTTGGGCGAGGGTCCCGGTCTGGCCGGTATGGAGCTCGATCCCTTGCTTGAGGATCCCGTCGCCGGCGGCCTCTTGGGATTGGGGTTGAACGTGTTCAGCCATCGCTTTGGATCTCCTGTTGCTGGTTTGACGAACGAACTGAGAGAACGTTTGGTCGAGGGATTCGACTGCGTCGACGAGGCCGAGTTTCTTGGCTTCCTCCCCGACGTGGACGCGGCCGTCGGCCAGCTCGCGCACGCGATCGATCGCCATGCGGCGGCCGGACGCGACGCCCGCCAAGAAGTGCTCGTTGAGCTGGTCGATGTTCCGTTGCCACTCGGCCAACTGCTCTTGGGTGATCTCGGTCCCCGGCGTGCCGGCGCCCTTGTATTTGCCGGCCCGGAGGACGTGGGCCTTGATCCCTTCCTTGGCGGCAAAGGCCGAGTAGTCGTAGACCACGCCGTAGGTCCCGATGCAGCCGCCCATGCCGGTTCGGTTGATCGCGATCCGAGTCGCCTGGCTGGCGACCCAGTAGCCGGCCGAGGCACACAGGTCTTCCATATAGGACCAGACGGGCTTGACCTGGGCGGCCTCGGCCACGTCCTGGGCGAACTCGGCCGTGCCGGCGACGGTGCCTCCGGGCGTATCGAAGTGGAGGAGGATGCCCGCAACGTCGCCGTCGGCCCGGGCCGCGCGGACCGCCCGGCGGGCCTGAACGGTCGAGCACCCGCGGGTCATGCTCGACACGTGCTTCATCATCGAACCGTGGACCTCGATCACGGCGATGTTGCCCACGGTCTCATAGCGGGCACCTTGCGCGGCCTGGGCCTGGGCCTGGCTGACTGCTTCGCTGGCCAGGTGAAGGTGGAGGTCGAGAGACCGGGCCCGATCGAGATGGGCCAGGAAGACGTCTTCGAACATCGCCCAATAGCCGAAATACTGGTCGAGGTGAGGAATCGCGATCAGCTCATTGGCCATGTTTAGTTTGCTCCTTGTCGCTCTTCTTGGAGTCCTGGCCACCATCGGCCGTGTCCGCCCCCACCGCCACGGTCAGCCCCTCGGGAAGCGGCAGGCTGATCAGCTCGCGCCAGTGCACCGGGTGCCCGTCGTCGAACTTCTTGTTGATCTTCTGGGCCATCCGCTTCGCCTTCCGGATCCGGTAGGAGTTGTCGGCGATGATCTCGTCGGTGATCTGCCAGAAGTTGCGGCCGTTCTTGGCCTGGATCCGCCGCGGGCTGTTCTGGGCGTTTCGCTCGGCCAGCAGATCGGCCGTGACGTCCTTGATCGGCTCGATATACGGCCAGGTAGGGGCGTTCCAGACGTGGCCGTAGATGTCGATCTTGGCCTGCAGGGAGAGCCGCTTGAGGGCCGGGTCGGTCTCCATCCACTGGCGGACCTTCCAACGATAGACGCGGCGGTGGAAATGGCGGACCATCCAGTCCTGAAACTGGCGGAAGCGGATCTTGGCCTGGTCCATCGCCCCACGCCAGCCGCTAAAATTCGTCTTCGACGGATCGAGCAGGAACACGGCCAGGGGCAGGTCGAGGTTGATCGAGACGAAAGTCAGGATCAGCATCGCATGGTCGAAAAACTCTTGGTTCGGGATATTCGGGGAGAATCCCGAGAGCTTTTCGCCGGGGTAACCGAAGACGTGCATCCCAGGCGACGAGTCGGCGACCCGTCGCGTTTGCCCATGGGGTCTCTGCTCCACGCGGGCGTTGGTGTCGGTGCGCTGGCCGAACTGGCCGGCTTCGGTCATCTCGTGGAGTATCGCGTAGCAGGCGGCCGACTGGGCCTTGACCAGTTGGGCGAAGAAGAGGTCGTCGCCCATGCCGGCCGTGTCGGCCATCGGGGCGAGCGCCGTGACGCCGCGGGTCTGACTGAGCCGATCCGGACGGTAGAGGTGGAGGACCTGACGCCAACCCTCGGCGTCGCGGGCCGGATAGCGCGTCACGTCGCTGACGCGGGAGACCGTGTCTTGGAGGCCCACTTCCTGCTTGGTGACCCAGTACTCCATGCGGCGTTTGACGTCATTGAGCAGGACGCCATGGACCACATTCCGCGAGGTGTTGCTGGGCGTGCGCAGTCGATGGGCTTCGATCGTCTGGAGCGGCCCCTCGCGGGTCGGCAGGCAAAGCACGTCGCCGTCGAGGGTCACCTGCTGAAGGGCGATCGCCTCCAGGTCGGCGAAGGTCTTTTCGCCTTCGAGGTCGCATTGATCGGCGTCCTCGGACCAGTCCTTCCAGCGAGCCTCCAGCTCATCATCCGCCCCATTGTCTCCGGTTTTCGGGTCGACCTGGAACCCGCCCTGGATGATGTTGGCCACGAACCGGCGAATCCCCTGCCCCACCACCACGTTGTTGCGAAAAATGTCGCGGGCCAGTTCCATCATCCCGAAGTAAGCGGCCTCGCTCCGGTAATGGTAGTCGGCTCCGCTTCCGCTCGGCCGCACGCCAACGCGGGCCCGGCGGTAGATCGACGGCCGGGCCATGTCGTAATCGGCCCGCAGGTCGGAGAAGAGGAAGGCCAGGCTGGGATCGTCGAGGTCGCGGCGTGCCATCGTCTACCCCCGGAAGTGCTCGAAGGAAACGACCGCGGTTTGACCGGAGAGCGAAGCGGAATCGTTACAGGCCAACCATCGGGTCACCTCCTGGAGCTGCTGCTGGATGACCTGGACGTCGAGCTCGATCTCTTCCCCATCCCGTCCGCCCTTGGCGGTCCGGGTCGGCGTCAAGACGATCAGCCGCCGGCAAGCGGTCTGAAAGGCTTTGGCCTTGGGGACGCTGGCTACTTCGGCGTAGTCGGCGCTCTCCAAAAAGGCCTGGCGGACGGTCATGAGGTCGGGCGTGGACATAACGCCAGACAGTCTATGGAGTCAACAAACGAGCGGAAGGGGGTAAGCCGGAATTTGGCGGCGGATTGTTCGGATTGTTCGGATCGATGGCCTGCCGCAACGGTGGCAACGGGGAAGGGGCCGGGTGGAC